ATATAAAAAACTATTAAAAAGGAATTTATAGATTAAAATATGAAAATTGCACAAACTAACAAAATCTTATATCACTGATAGTATTTTTACTGATATCATATAAACCAGTCATTATCCGACTTGATGAAAAATGTAATGTACATCAATTTTTACATTTGGACATCAATACTATTTTTATTTTTAGTCAATAATAATACGTACTACCTTCAAGGGATCATCTATAATGAAACTGAGTAAAATTGCTTTGGCTGCGGCTTTAGTATTTGGTATTAATTCTGTTGCTACAGCTGAAAATGAAACGCCTGCACCAAAAGTAAGTTCAACTAAAGGCGAAATTCAATTAAAAGGTGAAATTGTTAATTCAGCATGTGGATTAGCAGCATCTTCAAGCCCTGTAATTGTTGATTTCAGTGAAATTCCAACTTCTGCATTAGCAAATCTGCAAAAAGCAGGAAATATCAAAAAAGATATTGAATTACAAGACTGTGATACAACTGTAGCGAAAACTGCCACAGTTAGCTATACACCAAGTGTTGTTAACGCTGTAAATAAAGATTTAGCCTCTTTTGTTTCTGGTAACGCATCTGGCGCAGGTATTGGCTTAATGGATGCGGGTAGTAAAGCAGTTAAATGGAATACTGCAACTACACCAGTACAATTAATTAACGGTGTATCTAAAATCCCATTCGTTGCTTATGTTCAAGCTGAATCAGCTGACGCTAAAGTAACGCCAGGTGAATTCCAAGCCGTTATCAACTTCCAAGTTGATTATCAGTAATCATATTGATTTAAATATCTAAATTAATAAATAAGTAATTACTGCGAAAACGCAGAGGATTTCCTCTGCGTTAAATTCAATAAAACACTTCAATTTAATAAAGATGAAAAGTAATTAAATAAATATTTATTATTTAATTACTTTTTATTTAATATAATAATTAGGCGTTTATTCATGTTAATTCCTTATTCACCCCACACAATATGGAAGACCATTTGTGCGACTTTGCTATTAAGCTTGGCGTTTTTCTCACAAGCAGAGCAAGACGATTCTGTGGAATTTAACATTCATATGCTAGACGCGGAAGATCGCGATAATGTCGACCTTTCACGTTTTTCTACCTCAAATTATATCATTCCGGGTATGTACTATTTAGATATTCGTCTAAATGGTCGCGATTTTCCTCGCCAAAATATTAATTATATTGAAGTAGCAGATAATCATTCCGTGGCTTGTATCGACCCTACTCTTTTAAAAAAGTTAACAATCAACCAAGAAAACCAAAAATATATCAAACAAATATCACCAGATTGTTTTGATATTAGCCAATTACCCGGTATCTCGATTAAAAATGATGGTGGTGTACTTGATATCACGTTACCACGCTCATTAATGAAATATGAAGAATCTGATTGGACTCCTCCGGAGCTTTGGGATAGCGGGGTCTCTGGGCTTATTTTTGATTATACATTAACAGGAACGTCAACTCGCCCTAATAAAGGCAATAATAACAATACGTTAACTGGTTATGGTCAAGCGGGATTAAACTTGGGTGAATGGCGTTTACGAGCTGAATATCAAGGCAATTATTCTTCTGAATATTCATCTAACAATCGTTTTGATTGGAACCAAATTTATGCCTATAAGCCATTACCAGATCTCGCAGCCAAACTAACGGTTGGGGAAACTTATTTAAACTCTCAAATTTTTGATAGTTTCCGTTTTACAGGAGCCAATTTACAAAGCGATGAGAGAATGTTACCCCCATCTCTCCAAGGCTATGCACCTGAAATTCATGGCATCGCCAATACCAATGCAAAAGTGACGGTAACCCAAAATGGACGTTTAATTTATGAGACAACCGTACCTGCTGGCCCTTTCGTGATTAACCATCTACAAAATACCGTACAGGGTCAACTCGATGTTAGAGTTGAAGAGCAAAATGGTAAGATTAACGAATTTCAAGTGCAAACCGCTAATTTGCCTTATATGACTCGCCCAGGATCTGTGCGTTTTAATACCTCACTGGGACAGTCATCCGTGAACAACCATAAAATGCAAGGCCCTCTTTTCTATCAAGGGGATTTTTCATGGGGGATGAATAATACATGGTCTCTCTATGGTGGTGCTTTACTTACCGCTAAAGATTATAACGCATGGTCTTTAGGTATCGGCCATGATATGGGGCGTTTTGGTACCCTTTCTGGTGATATTACACAGTCTTATAGCAAAACCTATGATAATGAAAAAATCAATGGGATGTCTTTTAAACTAAACTATGCAAAAACTTTTGATGAGTACCACAGTACCATTACTTTTGCAGGTTATCGTTTCTCAGAAAAAACATTTCGCTCTTTTTCTCAGTATATTGATGAGCGTTATAACGGCATCAATAATAATGGCTATGAAAAAGAAATGTACACCATTACCGGTAATAAAACTTTTTGGGCAGATGATGCAGAGAAATCGACCACCCTCTATCTCTCTTATCGCCACCAAAATTATTGGGATAAAAATACTCAAGAGCAGTATGGTGTCACAGTAAGTCGCAATTTTTCCATTATGGGGATTGAGCAAATCAATACCAACTTGTCAGCATTTCGTACCCAATATAAAGGGAATACTGACGATACGCTCTCTTTTAATATTTCACTACCATTAGGAAGTGGTCGCAATATTGGTTATAACTTGCAAGATAACAATGGCAAAGTGACACAAATGGCCTCTTATGCTGATAATCGTGATTATAATAATTTATGGCGCATAAGAGCAGGCTTAAGTTCGGATAAGAAAGCCAATACCGATGGTTATTATCAACATCGTTCTCAGTATGCAGAAATCAATGCCAATGCAAGCTATCAACAAGATAATTACTTAGCAGTGGGCGCAACGATAAAAGGCGGTTTTACTGCTACTCGTTATGGCGCTGCATTACACAGTAGCAGTATGACCTCTAGCACCGCAAGAATAATGGTGGATACTGATGGTGTTGCAGGGGTGCCCTTTAATGGTCAAAGCACGACTACGAACCGCTTCGGCATTGGTGTACTAACCGACTTAACAAGTTATAACAATGTTGATGCACGTATTGACGTCGATAAGATGGATCAAGATATCGAAACGCGCAAAGCCATTGCTTCAACAACCTTAACAGAAGGTGCCATTGGTTATTACCAATTTCCGGTTCGTCAAGGTGAACGCTTAATGGCTGTCTTACAGACAACTGATAATAAATACCCTCCTTTTGGTGCAGAAGTCACCAATCAAAAAGGGGAAAGTATTGGTATGGTGATGGAAGAAGGCCTTGTTTATATTGCGGGTGTTAACCTTAATGAATCATTAAATGTAATTTGGAACGGTAAAACACAATGTTCAATTACCATTCCCGCGGAAATAACAGATCCCTTAAAACATCAATCGCTCGTTTGTCAGGATCGTTAACAAATAAAATTAATAATGAGAGATAATTAACATGAACTCATTCAGCACACTAAAAACACTATTTTGTGGCTCTTTGCTGGCACTGAGTCTAGTGAATACAACACAAGCGGGTGTTTCACTGGATAGAACTCGTATTGTATTAACGGGCAATGAAAACTCAGCCAGTGTTAATTTAAAAAATACCAGCCCTGATATTCCTTTTTTAGCGCAATCTTGGGTTGAAAATGAAAATGGGCAGAAGATCTCTTCACCCTTAGTGGCACTTCCACCGTTACAACGCCTTGATGGTGCTCAAAAAGGCGTAGTTCGCATTACAAAAACAGCTGAAGTTGGGCTATTACCTCAAGATAGAGAATCACTGTTTTATTTAAATGTGCGTGAAATTCCACCCGCACCAAAACAAGCCAACGTATTACAGATGGCGATGCAGTCACGCATTAAATTATTCTATCGCCCTAGTGCCATAGTACCTGAAAAACCGGGAATGGTTTGGCAAGATCAACTGGTGTTTAAAAAACAAGGTAATAAATTTATTGTTAATAATCCAACCCCTTATTACATCACCATTATCTCACTTTCTAATAAATTAAATGGTGAGGATAGCGATAAATTAACCACCTTCCCCGGATTAATGGTTGCGCCAAAAGCTTCACTGGATATACCAGTAAAAACCAATAACGTTAATCAGTTTTATATGATGTATGTAAATGATTACGGTGGACACCCAGAGCTCAAATTTGTATGTCAGCAAGATAGCTGCAAAGTAGCCCCTAAAGATCAACAACCTAAATATTAATAAACTTGATGCCGGTAGGAATAAAATGATCCTCAATAAAAAAAACATTCATTCCAAATCAGTAATGCTATTTTGTGCCGGCATTGTTTCTTTAATGCCGTTGCACGCAATTGCTTATTTACAAGGTGAAGTGAGAACCAATGGTGGCCCTAATATTTTCTATGCAGTATTAGATCACACCACCTTTCCTAATAACAAAGCGGGAGAATTAGCAACAGTAAAGTTTTCGTTGCCTGATCGCTATGATGGGACAGTATATTGTCCTAACTCACGTATCTATGATCGTGCATTAACCTATTTTAAAGCAACGACTGATTTACCCCCTGTTGGTAATAACTTTTATCAATTAAATGAGTATGTTGATATCAAAATTAATTTTGAAATTTGGGGGCCTAATCCTTTACCCACAGTGCCCTTTTCTGACATACCTAATAATAGAAATAATCTACAAGGTTGCAGAGTCCCCTCTTCACCTAAACCGCATATTTCCTCAGGAAGTAGCGGTCAACTCACCTTCCGTTTAAGAAAACCCATTATTAATGGTGTCAGTCTTAATGGGCAATCTCTTGCACAAATGTATGCCATGGTAAGTCACAGCGGTGCGCCAAAAACCTATGGTTCAGAGCCCATTTCTAAATTAGTGATCACCTCGGGGATCATTACCACTAAAGATAAATGTATCTTTAATAATGGTTCACCAATTACCTTTGACTTTGGTAATGTGGGAAATACCTCTGATTATCTCAATGGGCAAAACTACAAAATTACTCGCAACATCCCCATCAAATGCGAAGGGGGAAGTTTTACCGATCCTAATAGCAGAATAATGTTTAAAGTTCAGACTGGTAGCTCAGGTATTGCGAGTTTTGATTCTAACTACCTTGGTACAACAGGCTCTGTAGATAGAAGTAACTTAGGTATCGTCTTAAGAGATAAGTCAGGTACGATTATCCCACCTAACCAATATTTCTCGGTTGGCAAACTCAATAATTTCAACGGAAATTGGGAAGTAAGTGCAGCCCCCATCGCCAAAGCGGGCAGTAAAATTACCGAAGGTGAATTTTCAGCTCATGCGACACTCATTGCGGAGTTTATGTAATGAAAAACAGCATAATAAAGTCAGCTATAACTTGCTTGTTATTGCTCTCTCCTAGCACTTTTGCTGCCACTGATATTATTGGTGGAGAGATGGAATTTAAAGGTGTTGTTGTTGCACATGGCTGTACGATTGTTGCGGGAGATGAAAATAAAGTTATTGATTTCAAACAAATATCTGCAAAAGATCTCTATTCACTACAAAAAAGCAACCCCGTTGCTTTTAGTATCAGTTTAGAAAATTGTAGCCAAGATATTTATAAAAGTGTCACTATCACATTAGATGGTCAAGCGCATTCAACAATGCCCAATCATATAGCCGTTACTGGGAGTGGCTCAGAAGATCCAAAAAGTATTGGCATCGCTTTTACCGACAAGGCACATAATATTATTGAATTAAAAAAACCAAGTGCTCCTCAACAGCTTAATAATAAACGAGTACAATTTGATTTTATGGCCTATGTTGAAGCAACATCATCAGCTATTCAAAATCAAACGATACTCACAGGACCATTTCAAGCACAAGCAACCTATACACTCAATTACCAATAACAATTAAGCCAAATAGATGCTATTTGGCTTTCTCTTGTATGATTAAGCCTTGAGTAATTAAACGTTGCTGTTGTTTCAGTTGTTTTTTCTCTGCCCTTCTCATCTTAAAAAACTGGCTCAAGAGTTGTGCGCACTCCTCACCTAAAACACCCGATGTTATTTCAACTTTATGGTTCATTCCGGGATGTTGCAAAATATCAATAAATGAGCCTGCGGCACCTGTTTTTAGATCAGATGCACCATAGACCACTCTTTTTACACGGCTATGCACAATTGCTCCAGCGCACATAACGCAAGGCTCTAACGTGATATATAATGTGGCGTCAAGTAGGCGATAATTCTGTAGATGTTTCCCACCTTTACGCAATGCCATAATTTCCGCATGTGCAGTAGGATCATTATCAATAATGGAGTGATTCCAACCTTTAGCAATGATTTTATTATCAGCGACTAACACGGCTCCTACAGGAATTTCACCGAGTTGTTGTGCTTTATGTGCCTGCTCAATCGCTTTATGCATCCAATAAATATCATCTTTAATTTTATTCACAAGAACATCTCTTCATTATTATACAGCGCGGTATTGTAGCCTGTTTTAGATTGATAACTAAAGATATTAGCGTGTGAAATGTTATAAAAGATATTCCCCTCTGCAACATCAATATATTTAGAATCTTTCACGTATATGATAATCTCACACTCTTTTGTATATAATTGTGTATTTATTTTGTGTGGCAGTGCTCTATTATTTGTAGTAACACTGTCAATTTGCAGTAAAAATACAACCAATAAACTAAAAGTAACATATAAGTGCAAGATATAAGTTACTGTAATTTAATAATTTATATATTAAGTGACTGATATGGCTTTACTAATTACGAAGAAATGCATCAACTGCGATATGTGTATCAATTATATTAAATACATTGTAAATCAATAAATTAACATCTTGTGTTTCGATTTGCTTTTCTGTTGTTTTTACGTGTAACACAAAAATCTCCCTTCCAGTAACACAAAAATTTTCCATCTGTGCTTGATAAAAAATTATTTTACTGGTTATATATACAGTAAAGGTAAACAGCACACATGGAGATTACATTATGCCTCGTATTGAAATTCTCTTTGATAAAGAATCTAGCAACAAACCCTCTGAAAAAGTACGCAATGCCCTTCGTGAGAGAATCATTCAAAAAGTCGGAAACAAATACGGATTTTTAAACGTCAGAGTGGCCTTAAGTTCATCAACATCACTAATAGTAAGCGGTACCAAAAATGATGATGATGATGCTAAAGAAATAAACCAAATCATTGAAGAAATTTGGCTCGATGATTCATGGGTTCCTGCATAAAAACACAGTTAAATAGGTGATACCATGATTAAACTTGAAACCAATAATGCTGAATATATTTAGCTCCTCTAAAAATGCAGTCAATAATATATCTAAAATAGATTAAAACCATTATAGAAATAACCCCACAAAATAAATAAGCTTGAAATATTAAAATAATTAATGTATATTGATTTTTTATTTATTACTATTTTTATTAAAATGAAAAGAAATATTTATTTATTATTAATCTCCGTTGCTATAACCTATTTAATTAATAAATTAATTTTTAATGTTGATTCGACTCTACCTCTTCTAAGCACTTTACTACTAGTTACAATATATTTATCTTCATTTTCATGTACTATTTATGGATTAGTATTTATTACTTTTCTGTCATTTTTATTTTCGTTAGAACTATTTTATGTTATAAATTTTAATGAAAGATTTTCTTTGTTAGTATTAGATTCTATCATAGAGACAAATCCATTAGAAATGGTAAGGATGTCCTCTTCATTTTTACCTACAATAATAATTCCATCTTTATTACTTTGTATGATTTTACTCTATATGAGATTAAAAACAAAAAAATATAAAATGAATAACTATATATTTTTGTTAGTCTTTTTTTTACTATCATTATTAACAATAAAAAGCATTTATAATACAGATAGATTGATACCGGACATTCGTGAAGATAATAAGATATTAGGTAAATACTTACATAATAAATTCCCTACAATCATAGGTGACTTATCTTACTTGTTTATATCTGTAATAAGTAATGATAAATACAAGCAAGATAATTTATCAAATAAAATAGTTGATGAATCAATTTTAAATACAAAATCATCAAATAACCCCTATCATAATATTGTTGTTATAATAGGAGAATCATCATTATCATCGCGTTACCATTCTTATGGATATGAGAAAAACACAACGCCAAATCTAGATAAAATGATTGATAATGGGATAGGTTGTATAGTCAACAATGTCCATTCATCTGCGCCTATTACAAGAGACTCAATATCCATGTCATTATCATTTAACTCTCCAGAAAATGATGAAAAAATGTTTTCCAGAAAAACCATTATTGATATGGCAAAAGACTCTAATTACTCAACTTACTGGATTGGCTCTCAGTCTTTAAATGGTGTTTATTCTTCTAAATATGGCTATATAGCTAAAAAAAGCGATCATATTTTTCTAACACAAGAAGAAGATGACAAAATACCAGATATCTTAGAAAAAGAAATAAATAATAATAGTAAAAATAAATTTATAGTAATACATTTATTAGGTAGTCATCTTCCATATATAAATTACTATTATAATGATAAAAAAAATAACCCTGACATGGATGATTATGATTTAACAATATTAAAAACTGATAACATTATAAGCAGAATTCAAAGTATAGTAGAAAATTCTGGCGATTATGTTTTAATTTATACATCTGATCATGGAGAAATTGTAAATAAAGGTCATGGTTTTCGATATGGAAAAGATCAGTTCTTAATTCCACTATTTTTATTTACTAATCAAGACCAAAAACTCTGTAATTATATTGATAAATTCAGAAGTAACAATGGCTGGTTAAATGGAAATATGAATAAATATATCTTATCAGAATTTTTAGGCTATAACATAGATGAAAAACGCCTGACCAAAGAAAAAGAACAGGATAAAATCCTTAATGCTAATAGCGAAATTATGCTATTTGAACAAATAGATTAATATAATATTCGATGAGCCTATTAATATAGGCTCTAATCTTGTTAATCTAATACATATACTCCTTTCGCTGAACCATATGTGCTATCAGTCATCTTTAACTTTTTCCCATCGCTAGATACTTGAAACTCCCAAAAAGCAATTGCATGAGGAATTAGCGGATAAACTGTACAAGGATGAGTTTGTTTGAGAATTGTTACAAGTATTATTCTGGCTTTTGATTCCATCCAATATCAGGTACTAATGATATGTTAATTTTGGTTAACTCATACCGATAACGTTATCATTTATCCAGTCGCCCAATATCTTTATCAACAATATATCCGCCATTTTAGGTGTCAGCCATTGGAGCAATAATATTTGTTACTTCATTGATTAACTTCATTTTACGTTGCTCTACAATACTTGATAACTCAGACTGCGCTAATGGTAGTATATCAACCCATGCAGGACGATATAATTAATCACAGCAGTTATTTTCGATACCATATTTCTGTTATTCTGGCATAACTACCATCAGTTATTTTAATCGTTGTTTTGTTTGTTTCATATGTGAATTGCCAGTGTGCGAATGATGAACCTTCATTTGAATCAAACTTCATTTCAGTTGTACCATTTATTAATGGACAACATAACGCTTGCTGAACTGCTCGCATTCCTGATGGCGTCCAATCCCCGCCTGCTCTGACTATATTTATTACCTGCCCCCGCAAATCAGCAGGAACTGTAATAGTTGAACCAACATCCCAACGACCTTTAATATTATTAATCCCCATATTTTGTTTTAATTGATATCGACCATCACTTTCCGCTTTTGTGTAGCTACTTCCAGCTGTTGCATAATTTCCCTTAGGCTGATATTTACCATCTGATTCTGATTTTGAATAGCTGTAACCAGAAACTTGATAACTGCCTTTCAGTTGGTATTTACCGTCAGACTCTGCCTTAGTATACGATGCTCCTACTAGTGCATAATTGCCCGCTGGTTGGTAATTTCCCTTACCTTGATAACGTCCGTCACTTTCCGCTTTTGTGTAGCTACTTCCAGCTGTTGCATAACTTCCTTTAGCTTGATATCGGCCATCCGACTCAGTCTTCGTATATGAAGCACCTACTAACGCATAATTACCTTTAGGCTGATAATTTCCCTTCGGTTGAAAAGCATCTGTAGAAGCTTTTTGGCTCATTACATGAACCGTTGACGTTCCCGTACTTTGAACTACATTACTTTTATCAAATTTATTATTAAGCCCACTGTTTAATGCTGTATTGGTCGCGTAATCACCTGATGGTTGATAACTGCCTTTCGCTTGATATCGGCTATCACTTTCCGTTTTTGTGTAACTATCCCCTTTGTTTGCGTAATTCCCTGCTGGCGCATAATTACCCTTTGGCTGATATTTGGTGTCGGTTTCTGCCTTTGAGTAACTATAACCAGATGGTGTGTAATTACCTAATGGTTGAAAACGTTTATCAGCCTCGGCTTTGTTATAAGCACCCACTTCATTCGCGGTGATATCAGCTTTTAACTCTGCCCAAGCATTACCGGCAACTGGCTCAATATTGTTATTCTCAACTTTAGACTGCCAGACTTTATTTTTATGATACACAATAGTGCGTATCGCATACGGCTTACCGGCTTCATCCCATTTTGGAAAACCAAATCGCTGAATTTCGCCAATCGCTTCCGTGATATCGTGAAATATCCCGTTCATTTTTTCACGTTCAATATCTTTCGCAGCAGGATCTGTGACTTGGTCACGCTCATAGTCGTAACCATAACCTTGTGTATAAGACACTGAGCCGTCTGGCTGGATTTCTACGGGTATAGAAGCCTTATCCCCTTGTGTTGCAAAGGGGGTTTTAAAAATAGTTGTCATAGGAATTATGCTCCGAAGTTACTGCCTAAGAAGTTTTTACGATGCTGACCAACGCCAAAGGCTTTTTTGGTCACAATGCGATATTTGACGCCAACACCCGAAGGGCGTGGCATTAAGTCAAAGTTTTCGAGAAGAACCCGTAGACGTTCGTCAGGGTTAAAGTTAAAGACGTAATACATATAAGTCATATCTAGCGGATCCAGGACAAAAACTTTACTGTCATCACGCCAAAAGAAACGTTTTAAAAATTCATTAATATTGGTGACCGTAGGACTTTGTGTCAGATTAAAATAGCGCATTCGTACTAACATGCGTTTTTGATCAACAGTCAGTGACAAGGTGTAATCCGCATTACGTCGAAAGTTAGATTTAAAATTGGCTTTCTTTTTGCCAAAACCAAACCCAATTTTATTTTTATCGCTCGGTGGAATATCAATACCTAAAGGTACATCCAGAATGCGTGACCAAATCGACAACCCAAAGTCATTCGCCGTATCGATATTAAACACATCTCGGTACCAATTTTGCCAAAATGACACCATCGACTTTTCAAAATGAGAGGCCTTAAAACTGGCGAGTTTCTTTAAATTCTCTGCATCTTCATACTGCCAGAGGATCGCTTTTAATAGGTCTGAATGGAACTCAAATTGTTGAACGTTCATACAATCACCACTTGCACAGCACCCCGTTGCAAGCGTGCGATTTGATTAATGGCAATCGGAATTAATGCAACATTCCACACTTTCCCATCCAGTGACAATTCAACTTTAGTCACGAACAGACGAGGTTCAACAGTATTCACTGCAGACGCTATCTCAAAAGGCGATACTTCACGCCCAACAATCAAACCGTTATCGCCGTCCAACTCTCCACGCGTCCATTGTTCTATGGCACTAGGGATAATAGTTTGCGCATCAACGGCTGATTTTTTAACTGTCACTCGACAAAAAACGGTGATCTCTTTAGGGCGTGAAAATTTCACTTTATATTCTTGTCCACTCACTGGCTCTACAACACCGATTTCAATCTCCCCATTAAAAGCGGAGCCAATAGTTTTGGTTCTCAGCAATGATTTAGCAATTTCGTTACTATCGCCCCCTTCAACACAAACGTAAATGCTGTGAGGCAATAGAGAAACTCCATCAATAGTCAACACCGCATCGGTGTAGTTTTCTCGAAAAGAAAGTGAATTAACGCCCTCTAATTCATACAGTGAAGAGGTGATCGCTTCCGCGACACTGACGGTATTTTTAGCCAGAGTTTGCTTACGTCGTCGCCTTGCTTTGATATCAGATTCAGCATAACGGCCAACAACCGCATGAGTGGGATTATTGACTTTCTCCCAACCTAATACTGAGCTAGCCACCGAATTAAGTTGACCAGCACCGCATTCAACAGGACCATATTCAACCGCCCTCATATCCCCTGTTACTTTGCCAGTATTATCAATAATCAAGGGTGAAACTGTTTCGAACATGGCACCGACAACACTAGACGCTAATGAGCCTTTAGGAATAATGGTGCCGGGTACGCCACTAAATTCAACGCTGGAAAGATAAGAGTGAGTGGCATTAATGCGTTGGCCACCCATTAGCGCCCATATTGCATCAAGAAAAACACCACCCGCGATATCGGGATTGATTTGATTTGCTAACTCGGCATTGTTTCTCACCATTGCATCACGGTTTTCAACTTCCATCGTAGCCAATGCCCCTTGTGGTGTTTCTGGGGCAAGGTTAATCGATTGACCAAACACCGCACGAAACTCGCTTTCAACTTCATCACGTATTGTGGCCGTGTCGGGAAGAATAACGCCTTTATTATTGATATAACGATAATCAGCCATTCAGTGTAAACCCTCCGTATATCGTGCGAATTGTTGCTTGATACTTCAATTCACCGTTTTCCACTGTGGCGCTAAAATGCGTCACTTCAACCACCTCTTCAATTTCGCTCATACGTTGTCTAAATGCCGTTTCAAACATCGGGATATCAGCTTGGCGACCAAAGGTTGTTGGCCAGAACGGAATGCCTTTATCTTTTTTATGTAACATTTCACCACGAACCGCTTTAGCAAAATGCTGACAAAGGTTTTTAACCGCATCGTCTTTTTCGCTGAATTGGAGGTTTCCATCAGGGCCGATAAAGAGATCATTATTTTTATCGATTGAAAATGTTCTCATAGAGGCGCTCCTGTATTTCCATGACCGGTTTCAACACCACTGTGTTGATGCGTAGAACCGATATCTTTTCCATTGTGTTTCATCGTGCCACCGTTAGAGTCACTATTACCATTTACAGCGTAATTACCATTTACCGTGACATTGCCAGTAAATATGGTTTCAGGGGCGTTGATTTCATACTTAGGGGTTTCTAGCACCACTTTATCGCTATGTAGCGAGAAACAGACTGAGCCATCCATTGATTGGATCACCAAAGCATCAATGTTTTTTCCATCAATGACCCAACCTTTGATGGTGTCAGGAAAAAACATCGCATCACTGAATGAATGGAGGCGTGCGGTATTAGGTTGATCCTCCAATCCTCCACGCTGGAATATCAGGCTAATGTCTCTGTCATTGGCTTTTATCCAACCGAAATCACCCGGCTTAATGGGTGCGCGAATAAAGAAACCGCCTCCGCCAAATCTAAAAACGGGAATGTTGGCCAATGGTGCTCGCCCGACTGTTCCCCCTTCCGTTGTTACCATCATCACCAGTGGTTTGATAACAGCACGATTGGTTTTATCGTCATAACTGACTACTGTTGCAGGGAGCATGTCCTCTGTATTCATCATCAGGTTACGAAATGCAGACGAGAGCGCACCTGCCAGCGAACCATCACTGGCAATATCAGTATTGGGTTTATTCATGATTATGCTCGTTTACAGGTAGCCTGATAAAAGAAAGGATCATCATGTGACGCAACGTCGAATTTCAGTTGTTCAATGATGTAGTCGCCATTAAGTGCGGAATTGAATTTACTCTCAAGTCGTAGCATTCCCCCTAGTTCTGAAGCGCCATCAATTAAGTAGGTAACAGACAACCCTTTTTCGGTGGCTTTCGGTATACCCACCATGCCTGATTTCATGCTAAGAATGCGCAGACGACCTTTTAAGGCTTGGTTATCATCTTTGACAAACAACGTATCATCATCAATAAAGGCTTTAACGTTTCCTGCTTCCTGCAGTCGTTGTACTTGTTGTAACGCTGAACCGCAAAAATACCAATTGGCAATATTCTTATCGGTGGCTTGAAAGTCCAATCTAACCTTACAATCCTTCGCCACCGATGATGCGATCTCGCTCATTTTCTGCATGGCACCACCACTGGAAGAAACAATATCACCTGAACTGGCATTATTAGTTTTGGCTTTAATGGTTAACGTAACATCAGGAGGCGAGGCAATTTCTGCACTGACAATATCACCGGTAAAGATACGAAATAATCCGGTATTGACTCGTCCTACTTCAAGGTAAAGACGGCGAGTTTGTTTGCTTTTATGATAAGGGCTGGTTTCAGTGAGCAGATAATCTCGAGTGTGGGCGTTTAATCCATCAATGCTAACTGTGCATTCATTTTGTAAGGGGTTTGCATACTTGGTACCGTTGGCTTTAATACGCAATCCTTCATACCATTGCAATCGTTCTGCAACTTCAATCCCCACCCGTATTCGTCGTAAGTCCATCATCACTCCAAATAATTAATGATTGGGTTCTATCAAATGATTCATACCAGGGCAGATCATCATTTTCTGTTATAAACGCTAAATTTGTACCATCAGTCAGATAGCGATAAGGAATGATAGGTGTGTTTGCCACCGCACGCATGCCTACGGCGATAACCTCACTTTCTCGTTCAATATCGAGATACATCGCATGGCGACCGGCTTTTATTGTCAGCGTCCAATTAACACCTTTCAAATTGACGGATAAGCGTTGGTTTGGAATAGCTTTTAAGGGTATGACTTTCATTAGAAGCTCCAATCCCCATCTGCGATACGTGTTGCGACCGAACCTTTTTTCTTAGTCTCAGTATCGGCGTCTTTTGTTTGCACATTTCCCCGATTTACCGTTGATGACTGCGTTGGCTTTTGAGTGGATCGAGGCGGTAAATCTCCGTATTCAGGCTCAACGGTGCGCCACTCAACAAACCGTAGCGACAGTTTTATCGCATCTATCATGTCGGGTATTTCATCATGATTAAAACCCGTTAATAACATTGGTTGATAGGTTTTTACTCGGGTTTGAATACCAACAAGTTTGTGTTCGTCAAAAGCTTGTTGCATCGATGAGAAGATGTTTTTCATCTCTCCCGTTAATAGCAAATCTATACCAATCTCAACGGGGTTAATGATCACATGATCACTGCGAGTTTCACCACTTTCAACTTGAAATTGTGTTGCCTTATGCTCATCTCTTACATTGATTTGAATCGGACTCACGCTATCAAACAGTGTAGAAAACGACGCTAAATCAAAAATTTTGACCTCTGTGATCATTTTGCTACCCCCGTTGAGTTTTGCTGATTGAAATCGGCGAGTTGATCTTGCAATGCATCCTTTACGCCCGATGCCATACCCTGCGCATCTGTGGCTTGAGTTTCAACCTTAATTTCTCCAATACTTACGTTACTTTCATTCTTCACATTGGATTGATTGCTAATAGCTTGGCTGGTAATAGGATTCATTGCATCATGGCTTGCCATCATTAAACGTTTATTCGCCTCCTCAACATCCGCTATAATTTTTGATGCGTCTAGTCCATTGTCTAATTGCTTCTTGAGTTCAATAATTTCCTTATCAATTTCTGATGTATCTATTCCTGCACTTGCTACCTGATTACGTTTTGCCGATAAGGCGCTTAAATAATTACTCGCATCATCAGAGGTAATTTTAATTTCAGCTTCATCACCTCCAAAACCGAAAAACTCTTTGGCGGATTTCCAACCATTTTTAACCGCATTAAGTCCTGTATTTACCCAACCAATAATTTTTTCGACTTGCTCCCACATCCATTCAAACGCACTCACAACGGCATCACTGACTGTATTAAATACACCCGCAAAGGATTTAGCCCAACCTGCAATGACTGAAATACAACTCAGCAAATACTTAACATAAGCTTTTAAGCCTGATGCCATTAGATCCCAACCAGCGACAACAATATCTGCCACAACACCAACGATAGCTTTTAGATATTCAAAGAGCTTTTTGAATGTTTCCCATAGTGCAAGAATAACGACTTTTAGCTGTGGATATTTGTCGAGAATACGCCCAATCATTGAATCATTGCCGTCGATAAAGTTCATGATATCGTCATAAACAATCGCAAATGCCATAGCTAAAAGCGCAATAATGGCAATAATAGCGATAATCGGCCATGTTGCTGCAAGTGTTGCTGATGCAGCAGCTAACATAGGGGGAACGTAATAAAGTGCTACGGCCAAACCAATGGCTGAGAAAAAACCTATTAATAAATTTTTATTTTCTTTGCAAAAAGAAATAAATTTAGTTAGCCAATCCAGTCCTTTTGCAAGTGCAGGAATGACCATTTCTAAAAAGCTATTTTTAAGCATTCCTGATGACTGCTTAAATTTACCCATAGCACTATTAAATTTAATTGAGCTTTCAATACTCTCCTTGCTAATGCCTGAATACTCTTTTTGAATACCCATTGTGCGCTCTAGTTCTTTGCGCCCTTTCATCATTAACTCAATGGTTTTTTCGTCCGATACCCCCATGCCTTCCAGTGTTTTCTTCGCTTTATCAAAGCTCATGCCTTGAACTTTATCCGCGGTTTGAAGTACCTTTTCCATTGAGTCTTTCGTATTACCGAACGATTTCGCCATCGCGGATAAATCGGCTTGTGCAGACTCTCTAGAACCACCTAACTCAGCGATCGCACCAGAAAACGCATCAACGTCTGCAGTCGCAACGCCGATTTGTTTACCCAGCTTGTCCAGCGTTTCAATTTCTTGAGAACGAGAAACAGATTCAGCAAAAATAGTGCCAATACTCATCACAATACCGACAGCGCCAAGTGCTTTTTTCGCAAATCCTGCAACAGAACTTCCGGCCTCTTGATATTTAGAGCCGGTTTCTGAAAGTTCTTTTTGTAGATGCTCTTGGGCTTTAGCTTCATCAATCGCTGTCTTTATACCTTTTGTCCGCATCGTTTCAATAAATTGCGTATAATCGGCATTTAATGCGGTAACAATGGCATCAATGACCTCTTTACCTTCACGGTTCTTTTTCTCTGCATCAGTGAGCGACACCAATTCATTATTGAGAAGGGATAACTCATCTTGCATCTGTTGATATTGGGCATTGAGCGTTTCAGATGAAACACTGCTTTCATTTACGCCTTGTGACAGTTCGTTACGTTGGATATCAAGCAAGTTTATTGATGATTTTAGTTCATCAATTTTAGCAGTGACTGAGGCTATTTTTTCTTGTGTACCATCTGCCTCAACCTCGATATTTATTGCCTCCCCTGCGGACAACTGTTCAATACTGGCAATCACACTTTGAATAAAGTCATTCACCGATTGCGAATTGTCCGTCGCACTTTCTTTAATGCGATCTATCTCCGCAATCAGGTTATCGGCAACTCCGGATGTGTCACTATTAACATGAATATCGACTGAGTTTGATGATAACTCTGTCAATTGTGCGGATAGATTTTGAATAAATTGCGTAAACCCATCAGCTCCCATCGTTGCCGATTGTTGCGCCTTTTTCATCTCAGCGATAATGTCATCGGTCGATTTACTCACCCGATTAAACGCATCATCGGCTTGGCGGGTATCAAATTCGAATACTTGAACAAAGGTATCTAGCAAAGCCATAAGCTATCCTTTCGATGAAGCCAGCGCTTCGTTATAACGATTGGTAATGGCGATCTCCCATAAATCAAACGCCTCTTCTAAATCTATTGACGTTTTGAGTTCGGTGAGCGTGGCGAAACCGGCTGAGATGATGACGGCAAAGAAGCCATCAGCGTTTTTATAATCGACGGGAGTGAACCGGTGATTTTGTTGAGCAGGAATTGGAGGAAACCTTGGCTCCCGTCTTTGCCGAAAAAACTGGTGTTATACTTCAACATTTCCAGTTCTAGACGAATAAGGGCTTCACCATCGGGCACATGGTTATCAATTAAGGTGCTGGTCTTCAGATAAATCTCTTGCCCCTCTTTTTCGACAGCAACATACGCCATCATCTTTAACATGGCTTCTTTGCTGACTTCATAGTCGCCAATTTTAGGTGCATTGGATAAAGGGTATTTTGCCAGAATTTCACGTCCAATCGTTGCCGGTAATCGGCTAATAATAAAAGTGTGCTCTTCACGATCAGCATCGGTGATCGTAATTTCTTTCGGTTTAATTAACATGATTAATATCCATAAAAAAAGGCGGAATAACCGCCTAGAATTAACGTGCGCGAGTGCGATCGAAGTCTTGAAATACGAAGGTATACGCTTTGGATTTGTGTCGTCCTGCACTGGCAACAGAGCTACCACGACTACCATTGGTAATTTTGCCGTTGCGTGCCGTGGTTGTTGAGCCATCACCATACGAAGCGACCATGGTGATAATATCCCCTGCATGCCGTTGTCCACGTCGTGCAGTGTTCGATTCCAGTAAGATAGCGAGGTTTTCGTCTTCTTCACTGCCTGCTAGGACGTTAATGGTGACCGTTTGAGGTGTTGGCGTTGACCATGTCACCAAATTACCGTTGATATCCATTCCTGTTTGCGCAATGTCCACGGCAGGCAAATCTAACGGATCGGCATCATCTGCGAAGGCGGTAATTTGAATACCGGCGGGAAAGGTTTTATGAGCCTGAATAACAATACTCAAGCCAGTTGCTGATACATCATGCATATTGTGTTCCTTACACTAAGTTGTGAGAGCCTTCGACTTTACGAACCCAGTCGCCCTTACCGTAAATCAATACGTATTTCATCACGTACTCGGGTAAATCAGAGGGGCCTGTGTTTTCGACAATCTGAGCGTTGTACCAATAGCCTTTGTTTTGTACATCGTGCCACGCTAAATCATCACCAGAAGCGTCTGTCACTGCAATTTTTTGCACATCGGTTAAGGTTTTTCCCGCTAGGATCGTGCCGTTATTAATCGCCTTGGTCACCGCCCCTGCAATCACCATCATCGCCCGTGCTTCACCGTCTTTATTGGCGGGTACTCCGCGTGTGGCCATCAACAAACTAAACCACTGTTGCGCGATGTAGGCTTTTAACCATTGCTCATTAGCATGGACACTCATATCTAATGGGTTAGCAACCCCACCACATAAGAAGCCACGTTGATAGAAACTGATATGTGAACCCGATACAGCCGTTTCTCCGTAATAGTTCACCCGTAGTTTATCTAAGCGATCGGCATCGATATCGGTCGTGATTTGCGATGGGAACGTGACACCAAATTGACGATACATATAGTTTGTTGTCGCATTGGTTCGGTCATAATCCGTGGCGGACATAATGGCCATAGGTAACGCTTGAACAAAGAAGTTATCTGCTGTTTTTAGGTTTAAGCCCGTTGAAGCCGTACCCACCAACGCCCCGCTAAAATCTTCTGCATTTTGATTGGTCACAGACAGGTGCAATTGATACTTCACGTTTTCGCCTGCCACGTACTGCGCCAGCTCTACGGCATGCTCTAATGAGAGTTCCGTTAAAAACGTTGCACTACCAAAAGAGTCAGAAACAGCCTCAGAAGCAATAAAGGCTTGTAACGGGGTTTGCGCTGGATTACCGGCTGATGATGTACCGTGGCTAATATTCATTGCATCAGCAAGTACCGATTGACGCACACTAATATCTGCACGCTCTTGTACGCCACCGCTAATGACAAAGGCACTATCCAGTGAATTAAATGTGACGTAAGCACTAGCAAATTGAGGCTCGCTTTCTGCATTTAATTTCGCTTGCACAGCTGTTGCAACATCCGCGTATGACGTACTTTCAGAGAGATCAATTCCAGTGATTGTTTTGGTCACCTTGCCGATAGTGATATTGAGTTCACCCTCATTAATCAATTTTAAATCAGCTAAATCGCCTGTCTTTTCGCCAAACAAGGTAGGCGCTCGACCAACAGGCTCATAAGAGGCAATTTGCAGTTCTTTCGGCTTACTTGCCGGTGCTGGACTGACATAGCTGAAATACTGACGCGCAAAATGCGCCTCGGGGGAGTCAGTACCCAATAAGTCATCCACTTGGCCACTAGCAAACTCAAGCACTTTACCAGCAGGAATTTTAGGGTTTGTTGAAAAAACACGAGCCGTGAGCTTACGCATCGGTACAGCAGACGCGCCAATCACCGCACTCGCGATATCAACATAGCGAGTTTGTTTGATAGACATAACGTTCCTTAAATACGATAAATATCAGGATACAACGCACTCACGGCGTCTGTATCAGGATGAAGTGTGCGATTAAATGTCACATTGAAATCAAATGAGGGGTTTTGTTCGTAGTTGCCCTGGTCATTCAGAAAATAAGGTGTTCGAATACCGCTTGCCCGCTGAACGCCAATGCCTTGTTTGCGGAGAGCTTCAACAAAGGGCAATGAATTGGCGATCATTCTGACAATAGCGGTAATATCACTCGCTGAATAATGGCCTAACTGGGTAACGAAAGCCTGAACTTGGTACGTTTTTTCGGATAACTGGTTTTCTTGGTGATTGGCTTTATTGCCTTGAACGTTATATTTACGCCCTTGCCAGCCGTAGCCGTTTTCATTAATGGGAAAGAACATCACCATATTATCTTCACGACCTTGCTTGGTAGATTGAAAACCGGCTTTAACGGGGATCTCAATACCGACTACTTTTAACTGCAACAAGAGTTGTTTGCGAATAGCAACATCAACTTCATAATCCGTCATAAGTACCCGCCTCGATACAAATCACCGATTTCCAACCGTCTTGTTCGTACCAGTCTGCATCACCCACCACATCATATTTTCGACCATTGAATACAAGGAAATCAGGAGATGTTCCTCGTTGCACCGCTTTAATATCATGAGAGGTATATAAGCGTCGGTACACTTGGCTCGTATCTAATCCCATGGATTGAACATCTTGGGTATCAACCGCTTGCCAACTGCCACGAACTTCTATCGGATCATAATAATAATTTTGGTCATTCCCTCGCTCATCGGGTACCCGTTCTTTAAATCGAAACCAGAGCACCTTTTGCTGGGGAATATAACGTGAGGCAATACGATTTAAGTTACCAAACATTATTTATCCTCCACTGCGAAACTAACCGCTTGAAGCATTTGGCCGGTATCAACTAACGGCTTATCCGTGGCTTTACCTTTGCTATGGCGACGAGCTCTTGCTTTGACCGTTGACTCTTCCAGCGCTGGGGTGGTGACTGCTTTAATTGCCATTTTCACATCCCCCGCTACCGTCGCACCAATTTGTGTCAGCCCATTATCCAGCGTGATGTTTCCCTTAATAGAGGCTTTCACAGCACGAAAAATTAACTGACTATAATCCTGCTTTTTGTCATTCATGGTCGGACGTAAAAATGGGCGAGGAGGAATGCCACCAGCCGGATAGCCCAACTCTTGAATAGAGGCAACATAAGCAATAGGTGTTCCATCGGGATATTTTGCGTGTTCAAAAAAACCAACACTTAATCGCTTTTTAGCCAATTCATCGTAAACCGCTTTTAATTGCGCTAATTTAGTCATTAACGTAATCGCCCTCCTCGTGTAAATCGCCCCCCAACACCCCGAAAGGCCGAACGTTCGCCACCACCACCAAAATATTGAGGGACGCTACAACGTTTGATCAGTGCTAGAAACTGCTGGCCAAAGGTGGTCATTTTAAACCAGTGCGACCAGTCCGAACCGGCAGGCGGTGCCGTAAATGACACGCTCACTTTATCGATAGTCACACTCGTCACCACACCGGTAGGCGACTCATCATCAGCAATCATTTTTCTGAGTGTTAGCATGTGTGCAACAACGAGCATCCACAGCTCGTTAGTGCAAACACCCTTACAGGCAGAGAAATAGTTCAACGCAGATTGAGCAATGATATCTATTTCATCATCACCCACACCGTTAAACTGCGGATAGAGCACACGGAATGACGTTAAAGGAAATGTGCTCGTCTCCATGATCACTTACCTTTTTTGTTGGTTTTAGGAACGTCTAACTTTTCAGCTTCTAACGATTCTGGTGTGTCAGGAGCTGATTGGTCGCTCGCTTCCATATTGGTAGCAACTTTTTCGGGATCTTCTTTGCGTTCTTCAACGGTAATATACCCATTGTCACAATGAAGATTGAAAACGTGATTTTCTTTGAGTTGTTTGTATTGCTCGTCAGAAATTTCCGTCACACGGCCACGCGGTGTGTACATGTGTTTGGTCATCACGTTCGCTTGACCGGCAATAAACACTTTCCCGTCTTTCACGGTATAGTTCTGGTCATTTGATAAGGTGCAATATGCGTAAAGAGGCATGGAGTGCTCTCCTATTGTTTAGATATAAAAAAGCCCTCAAATGAGGGCGCAAAAAGAGAAGTGGTAAGATTAAATACCGGTTAAGCGTGTCACCGCCCACGGACGGGTCACAAATACACCTGCAGTCGCATTGGTTGCATCTTCCATATACCCTTTAATTTGGTTGAGTGAACCTAATAACTGGTATTTCACAGGCACAACTTGAAGGATCACGGCACTGGTTGCCGTTGAACCATCATCAATACTATCTGCGAACATATAGGCCACATCAGCCCCACCGTTTGCGCCAACAAATTCAGGAGAGAAAACCAGACGCATATTAGGATAGTTTTCATTTATCCATTGTTTGACTGTTTCACCGCGTGCGACAGGATTAGCCACATTCAGAGCAGAACGAAAGCCCAACGGTAATGTTAAGGTGATTGGCGTATCATCTTTGATAATACCGCCAGAACTCGTTTCAATGCGCGAGAACATATCGGTAATATCAGCAGTAATATCCGCAAATGTTCCACCTTTCCATTTCCCCTTTGCTGTTTCATAGGCAGGCAAGTTAGGCTCATTCATCAAACCAAAGACGCGCGTTTCAGGGCTATTAAATCCGTAGTACCCCACGCGTTCACGACCTTGCTCTAATGATTCAGTCACTGAATTGCGCTTTTCCTCCATCGCAACAAAGCCTGCAGACGATTGGCGCGCTTCTTCTAATTTCCCCACTTGGAAACCTAATTCGAAACGGACAAGACCACGGCGCTCTTGGTCTTGCGCATAAGACGCTAATGGCACATTGGTATGATCACCATAAAGTTCGGCTTTACCGGTTGGTGTCGCCACATTCAGAATGATCTCTTCATCATGCCATTCGCCCGCATTGACGATACCCGTGATTTCATCTAACACACGCACACGCGTTGCGGTACGAATGACACCCGGTAAAACGTGTTGCAACATTTCGCGTTGAATTAAGCCCCCCTGCATTGCACCACCGCTGATCGCGGAGTCCATCGCAGAAAAACCACCAAAGCCGATTTGCGCTAATTCCCCGTATGTCCATTTCTGATCAGGGTTAATATTTAGTTGGCCATGTTTTTTGACATCACGACCAGACATGTGAAACTTAATTTTACTGACTGGCATTATTCACCTTCCTTTGGAGATGCTGGATATGGGATTTCTGTTAAACGAATAATGCCCAAGTGAGCACTTTCTGTTGACTCAAGGTGTCGGCTGATAAAACCAATGACACGATCACCGGCACTAATGGTGGCTTTCGAAGATAGCGAACCGTCTGCTTCATCAAAAACAACCGGTGCGTTGATTTTTCCTGCCACTTCTTTTAGTTCAACGAAAACCTCCCCCATTGTCAGGAATTCACCTTGCGTACCGTTACGAGCGAATTCTTCTTCGATACGATAGGCTTTAGGGTTAATCATGATCCCCGCAAATGCCCCTTTTCCCCCAACTTGAACAGATTCCACGGAATCATCTTTGTAGGTATAGGCGCGACCGAAAATATTCAGCTTTTCATCTGCTGAACTGAGAATGGCGGAAACAGCGCGAATAGGACCTGCATGACTAATTTCACCGACAACACCAGAAATTAAGCCGTTTGCTACTGATTTAGGAATTGCCATTACTTAGCTCCCCATTTATCCATAATTGATTTATTGCTCACTGCAGAGTCCATTGTTGAGCTGGTCTTTTGAGAATCAGGCACACGCCCTTGCATCCATGCATCAAGAGCAATGGCTTCGGTTCCCTTACTGCATTGAATACCCAGTTTTTCAACACCGTACTCTGCAACCTGTTGTTGAGTCATGGCGGAGTGGTCAAACACACCAAGGAACGGCGTTAACTTATGCGCTAACGCATCACGCGCACCGATTTGTTTGAGTAATTCACCCGTATCCATTGCCGGTTTTGCTTTCTCTAATCGCTTAATTTTACGTTTCAGAGATGCCATTTCATCCATTGCAGTCATGCTACGATTTAGGCGCTTTAAACGACGATGAAGGCTATCGGTAGTGGCTTGGTCAAGATGCTCTTTGGCTTCTTCAATCGCTTCGACAGCTTCTTCAATGGCGACCTCGGCTTTTTCTACTGCTTCAGGTTCACCAGATTCAGCCTCTTCTGTGGCAATTTCAGCTTTTTCCACTGCTTCTTCTGCTTTCTGCTCTTCGTCGGGGTCTGAATCAGTTGAAGGTTTTTTCTCTTCTTCTGGATCATCATCTGTTGCAGGTTGAGTGCTGGTGATGACTTCCTTGATAATGGCTTTTAACGCTTCCAATTGCTCGGGCGTAAAGGCACCTTCATCATTGGTTGGCGTGTCTTTGTTTTCATTTTCAGGATTCATACGAATAAGTTCCTTTGTGTCTATGGTAATAACGGAATGGTCTTGCACAGCAACATCAGCGCCAGTGCGCCCTTCATCAACTAACGCAAGATGGTTGGCTCTAATATGCCGTTGTATGGCGTCATAACGTTCACCGTTAAATTCGCCTGGTGTGAAATCGTAAACACAGCGATAACCCGGAGATAATTCAATTTTTCCTCCTTCAATTTGGTTAAGCGCTGAATTAGACAGGATTTTGATATTGCCTCTGAGGTAGGGATATTCAAAATAGACCCGTTCCCCGATGACCCCTTGTATCCCCTTTGTCTCTGCGGGTGTGCCGTCTTTCCCTAACATTTCATGCTCATCAACAAAGGGCATTAATTTGAAAGAGTTAATTGTCTCTGTGCTGGCCAGTTCTTCTTGTGGGCGATACACCTTATAAATCTTTTCGGGTATCGGTGCGCCAATTTCAAACCCTAAATAATCAAAAACCCCAACTTTAGAGATGGGGTTATCTTTCACTTCCAGCCAGCCGTTTAAATCATATTGTCGCTTTGTCATGTCTCCTCACCGAAATCTATTACGGGTGTCCAGAAGCACTTACAGTTTGGTAATTGTCCGGGCAATCCTCGTTCTCCCGTTTTAGGATCAATAATCGGTGGGTTATCTAAATCAAACACTTCACCGTCCAATTTAATATGCCATTCACGAGGCTCAGCACTCCCACCAGAATGATGCCAAACCGCCTTACGAATACCGGCAGATTTCATGCGCTCATAATTCACTGCTGTCGTGATTTTGCGTGTTTGATCAACAGCGATAAAATTCGCCCTTTTTTCAGTCACACTGCCTGTATGCCGAATTTCCTCTAATAGTGTCTTTGCGCCCTCACCACCTTGGCTAATAGAGCGTAAAGCAATACTTTCAATACGTTGATGAAATTGCAGTGGAATGGATTTAATTAACGATACGTTTTCAGCCGTAGAGGCAATGATTTTATCTTTCAGGGCTTCGGGCATGTCTGGGGTTTTGATGGTGATCCCCCCAGATAACTGTTTGAGAGAATCATCTAAATTACGCTTTGCACCTATATCGACTTGGGAAACAAATTTATCCGCAATCTCTGTGGATTTTTGTTTAAAAATCTTATCCCATTTACGTTTTAGCCGGTTAAGCCAGATGCGTGTTTGACTGGCAAAGCTGGCATCCATCGTAAAACCTTCAAAGTCGTCATTTAATTCACTAAACACTTTTTCATAGTCTTTAATCATTGCATTAATGAGTCGTGACATGTCACCTTGATAACGACTAGCTGGGGCGACTGAATACTGCAGAGGTTTCCCCTTCATGACCGCTTGACGCGAAATTGCCCATTGCGCTCGCTTCGTTCGTACTCGTATTCGCCTCGACATAATCTGCCTCGTTCACTTCAATGCCGTAATAGCTGGACTCTTTATTGCTGGCCAGTTTTTTACGGATATCTAACCCATCTATCGCACCCGTCGAAGCCAGTGCCACATCGGTCTGCGCTTCTTTCAGTTCAATATCCGCACTCTCAACAGCCGTCGGGCTATCAAGTGGCGCCCATGTGATAGAGATTTCTGTCACAGGTAAACCATCGCTACGCATTAGCATGTCGTAATGGCGCTGCAATAGCTCTTCAAGGTCGTTTGATTGGATACTTTCAAGCTCTTCGCGGTAATTGGCTTCTTCGTATTCCCCCGTTGAGTTAAAGCCTTTCGGTGTAGTGCCTAATAGCTTTGTTGCCGGTACATTGGAAGCCGATGCCACCAGCTGATATTGCGTCATAATCGTGGCGTCTAAATCCGCTAATGAGGTGTCGAACTGTTGAACCGTATCTTCACTGCCCGTCATTTGCACACCATAGTTATCGCGCATCTCCATAAAATAAAGCATATTTTCGCGAATAATATCCTTATCAGCGCTTTCTAGATCTGCAATCCCCATCGTAAGCAAACGCTTAGTCATTGCCAGTTGTGGTGCTTCATTGGCGGTACGTTCTGAAGCGTAGACACGCTCATAAATACGTTCTGGCACTGATACGCCAAAGTAGTTGTACATTGGCTTAAGCACGTTAGGTACAGGAAACGGCACAAACTTAATAAAGTGAGACTTGTGATACTTACGCCCACCAATCACATAATAGGTCGGCTCGTAGAAATCCATGCTGGCAGGATCTTGAACATTGGAATCCGTTAAATCGGCCGTTACCCATTGTGGATCAATCTGTTTAATACCTTTATACATCCCTTTAGTCACACCATCGATATTAAACGGGTTTTCGTACCACTCTTTCGGGTTTGATGTCTCCACAACGAATAATGCTAAGCGACCGCCGTATACTCGCCCAAAATGAACCAGCTCTTTCAGTTGGTGTGTAATACGGTATTTTTTATCACGTTTACGGAGCTTTTTACTGATAGCGCGATCATCATCGTTATCACAATCAATATCGTAGCCTTGGCGAATTGCATCACGCGCGGGCATATTGCAGGCTTTATCCACCAGCCAGTGTTTAGCGATAACCGCACACATATTGTTGCCGATAAACATTTGTGAGGCATACCAAGAAGCCTGTGACTCTGGTACACCGTAAACCTGCTCACCTTTAAATGAGGGAACATAACTATCAATGCTATCCATCGCAACACCTGCAATTGTGGGTTGGGGTAAATTAATCCCATCAAAGCCCTGTTCTCGCGCCAGCGCAGGATATAAGTCAGTTGTGAATGCTGACCGTTTAACCGGTGCGAGTGGTTCTGTTTTTCGCCTCTTAAACGGCCACCACATAGAATTACCTCTTAGTTGTGAAGAAACTACCGCTTCTTTTCTCAGGAGATTTAAGAATGACTAAGCCATCAGCGCAGTTGGGAGACTTAGCACCGTTAGGTTTTTTATCAACGACGATTTTACCTGCTGAGTTTTTTGTGTACGTTGGCTGGCAGAGTTCGGAAGTTAATCTCGATAAAGATGACATTTTTGAAGATAACGAAATAATCTCATCAGGATCATATTTCATACCATTAACCGCTCTATGGGTATTTAAAAACAATGTCCGCAAATGCCACCAAGATTGAGATTTAAAGTTTTGGAAAAAGTCCTTATTCGTAATATTTCTACCGCTGGCATCTTTCATTAAAACCTTATCCGGATTTAGTACACCAGAACTTCCTTTGTAAGCAGAAAAGGTAACAGGATTTAAACCAGCTAACTTCCGTTCTTCATTGACTTGTCTTGAATCACCACGACAACCGGCACCAATACCATCAGCATCATATAGAACCTCACTACAACCATAATCACTGGCTAAATTGATTGCCTTAACCACGGTTTGGTAGATATCAGCACCTTTCCCACTCCACTCTTCACAAGCATCTACCAATATTCCTTTACCTGATACAAAGGCATTTTTATCTATACCTTCGTCAGCTACGTCAAGAGCACCAAGGCGCTTACCTGTTGGTTCAATTCCCAACTTGATATGTGCGTCTATTGCAGACTGTATCCATGCAGAAGGAATAATCACCCCTTCAACGGATGCGTTGTAATCTATATCTATTTCTTGAGCGACTGTAACGGGATCTAAAACTTCAACCTGCTTGTCGTACCATGCTTGGTCTTTCCTTGGGTCTTCTCTCCAGTGGAATGTAAATACTGGTATTTTTCCGCTATGCCTACGGATAGCGAAGCTATTAGCATTTCCATTTGGCGTTGAAATATCTTGTCTGCAGTTAGTTGTGGCTGATAAAGAAGCGTCAATAAGAGATGGCCGTTCGAGGAAAGCGGACTCATCAACAATATAAAAACTTACGCGATCCCCTCGCCCAATACCATCACCACACTCACCCGATATGATTGAGTCAGTATGAGGAAATTTTATTCTCATGTGTGGTGCGTCTTTGTTTCTATTCCAACCAAAACGAAATTCAGCCGGCAGATAAGACATGAAGATACGGGCTTTCTCTAACAGTGATTTAGGTACCCCGATTTTATCGACATACTCTTCTTTACGACTACCTATACCGACACTAATACCACGATTGAAATTACATACAGTGCAAGATAAGCCGACCGTTAGCCAACTCATACCCATATCACGCGTCTTTTCTGTAATACCAGGCTCTTGCCCTTTCCATCGTTCGATAAACCATTCAATCCATTCCTCTTGTCGAGGAAATAATAAAAATGGGATATATGACGGTAATCCTCTCTCAGGGTTTCGTGGGTCATACGTCATTCCCCAATCAATAATAAATTGAGCTGGATTATCTTTGTAATAAGCGTTGAGGGCTGGTATAGCTTCTGGATTTTGGCGAATTCGTGTTAATCGTTCCATTCGCCATTCAAACACCTGCGGGTAGTCAGGATTTTTAAAATCAAACGGGAATGGGATTGGCATAATGTGACGTTACCACCTTGAATATAAATTAAATTTAAAGCAAATTAGAAAGTTCAATTAAGGAGGAAATATGTCTACAACTGCAATATCTAGATTGGTTGATCTTACTAGAGACACAAATAATGATGTAAAAACTGCTGCTATTTATGCTCTAGGAGAATCTGGTTATAAAACCACTGCTACCATATCCAGATTGACCGATTTAACTAGAGACATCAACAATGATGTGAAAATTGCCGCAATAAAAGCTCTTGGTAGGATTCTAAGACCTGACACGGCTACCCACTAGCCACAAATATTTATAAAAATAGCTTTCATTTAACATAATAGTGCTTACACGCCCTACCGAAAATCAACTGAGTGTATTTTCTATGTGTAAGCGCTATTTATCTAAGTTATCTATTGAAATAGGTACAATTTAGAATGAATAAAACGTGCATAAAATAGGTGTGATTTTGCATAGCCTAATTTTTCAATGAAACCGCTATTTTTATCAATTTACCCCATGATTTGCTTATATGCGTCAGATGCTTCTTGAGGTGACAAGTTAGCTATCTCTGTTTTGATAGGTCCACCATCGGCACCCGTTAATTCCGTCTTGTTCTTCAGCATACCTAAATGCTGTGCAACCATCTTAAGAGCTTCATCTTGATTACGAGTAATCACCTCAACACCAAACTTCCCTTCTTTCACGCCAGCAAACACTCGACGAGCTGGCCCTGTTAAATCACGTGTATCATGAAAATACGCACGACCAATACCAGCACCGTTACAGCGCGGGCAATCAGGATTTGGATCTAATGTTTCATCGTAACCGTAACCACCCACATCTTGTGGAGGCGGTTTATTGGCTGTGAGCGCTTTCTTGGTAGCATCTTCAAACTCTATCGAATCACGCCACTGGTAATTGAAACCAAAGCCCCAACAATGACGGCAACATAAGCGTCGATATTCGGTCAGCTCGTTAACGTCTGCCGTTGCGATATCCCACCATATTTTTAATACGGCATCTTGGGTTATCTCTGTTCTGCGTTCCCGTTCTGCTAATGCGTCAGTGATTGCTCGTGAAACCTTAGCATTTCTTAGCATACGAGTAGCATTGACATAAGCTGTATTTCCTTCGCCTTTATAACCGGCTCGCTTATATGCTCCTGTTCGATTTAAGTCGATAAGGTATTCACTAACAAATTTAATCTGTTGTTCAGTTAGCCCGTAATTGCGCAGACTAAAGGTGTTTTCATCATCATGCGCATTACTTGATCCATTACTCTGCGCAGTGGGTATATCACTCTTGCACATTGGCTCTTTTGCGCATTCTTTTTTCTGCGCAGTGCGCAATTTCTTGTGCGCAGTTTTTTGCGCATTCTGCGCACGGGATATTTTGATATATCGTCGTGCTGTTGAGTATTTCAGTCCTTGCGATTCACACCACTCTTTAGGGGATATTCCTGTTATAGCATGTTCGGCGAGGAACTGTTGTTGTAGCATCCCCCAATCCGGTTTTGCCATTGTGTTTATCTCCTTAGCCTATTAAAAAGCCCATTCGTTAAAATAGGCTTTGTGATTGACTCTTATGAATTGTACTCGTCTCTCCGGTTGTCACGCCCTTTCTTCTACCTACAGCTGACGTTGCTGATAATGACCGAAAAATAACAAAATGGCGGTATTCATTGTTTTTGACTCTCACTATGCGCTATCTGCTGAGAATAAAACAGGTCATGGCTAACATAAGAGACGGCGACAACGCTACGCCTTCTTCTATTGGCACGAAATAAAAATAGCAGTATGATTAATGAGTATTTATTTTTTGCTTAAATTCAGCCACCCTGTGAAATCAAACTCACAGGGTTATTTTTATATTGTGCTGTTTATTTAAGTGGGAGATAAATAGGAATAATCAATCTGGTATATATACCTACTTAAGCTATACTAAGTAGCTATCGCTACACTTTAATTGATATCTTGCTAGTATTGCCCAGCCCCCATGCTGGGCTTTTTTTATTCCATGCATTCTTGTTTGATATAATCCTGCAACCCTTTAATCATCTGTTCTGACTCTGCAATTCGCTCTCTGAGTAGCCAATAATTTCTGACAGCGGAGTCAGTAGGTCTGGCGGTGGTTGCATCATCCATGCCGGAGGTTGAATTGGTTTCGTCTTTCGGACAACTGGCTCGGATGTACACCCGTTCAGGATTACGCTCACTAATATCACGCAAGCGACTAATTTCATTCTTTGCATTAACAAGCTCCTGTGTGTGCCTTGTATCAAGTTGATTTAGTCGCTCTATGCGTGCTTGATAGTCAATATTGATATCCTTCTGCTCTTCGAGTGCGGTAGTCAGTTCTTTGTTGTTTTCTGTCAGTGTGTTAATTCTTTTCGCTTGTGCATTAATCAGCGCACAACCACCAGCAACAATCCCCACCATCACAACGACAATGTAAAGTTTCCAGTGTTTCATAATTAGTACCGATGATGTGAGAGAGCAATCTGACAGCGTTTGTCTAAGCTTGCTTTATCGTTAATACATGAATTATCAATTGAGAGATAAATGCCACTAGCGACCGAGATGAGTAATGTAAGAATAAAACCGACGATGATGATTAAAGACTTCCATTGCATAACGCTGACTCCGCCTCTCTACGACTGACCAACCCTCGCCACACCTTTCCACCAGCATAAACCCAGCTTTTCATTTCTTCACAAGCGCCATTCTGATCACCAGCATTTAATTTCTTAAGCAATGTAGAACGTGCAAAAGCCGTGGTACCGACATTAAAAGCAAAGGAATATAGAGAAGCTTTTGTTTTATCATCGACTGGTACTTTAACCAGGATATCAACTTGCTGTTGCGTCCTGATAAAGTCTTTCTGCAGTAATTCATCACACTCTTGTTGTGTATAGGTCTTACCTTGAATGATGTCGTTTCCAGTATGGCCATAACAAACCGTCAGAACTCCAGCAACATCACGGTAAGGTTCATAACGCACGCCCTCAAAATAGCCAATCACTGTTAGTGCAATACTTACAGCGCCAGCACTCGCAACAGCTGTCACTTTTTGTTTTAGGTTCATTAGATGTCCTTTTTAGCTTTAGTCAGCATCTCACCGACTATTTTTTCGATTTCTCGCGGATCACTAGAACAATTTCGATGAACCAATTCAGCAAATAATGCTGTTCGTTTTCGCTGTTCTCTCCGTGTCATCAGATAAGTTGCTAATCCAAGAAGCATGCTAAATCCCATCCCTATTACAAAGCCCCATTCATACAATGAGAGACTTGCAAAAAAGGCAGTTAAGCCAGCCGTTCCGTAGGTAGCATTGGTTAATTTGTCCATGCGCATATACACCCCCTACGGAGTGTCCGAGTTGTTTGTGTTATGGGAAATGAAATTTCACCACACTCTCGTAGTGGCCACGCTCATGCCCTTGAGTTTATAACCCCAGTTCGGCTCTGCTCCCTGAGGGATCTAACCAGTGCACGATTGGCTTTCATGCTTCGTTACCGGTGCTTCTTTTCTTATTAACCCTTACCAGATGCAAAGCTGGCTCTTTACTAGGAGACACTCGGGGCTGAATCATGACATCAGCATGTAAAATACGGCTAATCCGCTTTATGACTTCATGTTATTTATTTCCTCTCTTGTTTGTTCAAATCGCTCTTTCTCAAGTTCAACTCCAAGAACTCGACGATTTAACTTTAATGCGGACTTTAGTGTTGCACCCGACCCCATAAAAAAATCAGCAACCAGATCACCTTCGCGACTGCTTGAGCGAATAATGTGTTCCATCATTTCAGCTGGTTTTTCACAAGGATGTTTACCTGCGTAATATTGCACAGGTGGATACGTCCACACATCGGTGTAAGGAACATCAACGGTGACAGAAAAAGGACGGCGCAATAATTGATATTGTTCAGCAAGCTCTTGGTACTCTCGACTAAGAGAAGCCAGCACCTCTATCAAATCAGTATGATCACGATTTAAAGGATTACTACTAAACTTTTCACTTGCTACGCGATGAAACAGCTCCTGCAGTTTTTTGTAGTCAGACTCACTCGGTAGTTGCCATTGGCTGTAACTAAACCAGTGTGAAGCCATTTGTTTACCTGTGGCCTGTTTTATTTCTTTTGCTGTTATTCCTAACGATTCACGTGCAGATTTAAAATACTCAATTAAAGGCTTAAATACATTTTCTTTAAGCGCTTTGCATTGCTGAAGATAAGCACTACTTTTGCCCTTGTATGGACTTTGATAATGTTCAGCAAATAAAATTCTTTCAGTGCTTGGAAAGAAACTGCGTAAATCAGCTTTACATGCCCTGCGCCAAGGTCCTGATGGTTTAACCCATATAATGTGACTTAGAATATTAAATCTTTCACGGACGAGTAATTCAGTATCTGACGCTAGTTTCGAACCGCAAAAGATATAAAGACTACCGTTAGGCTTTAATACCCGCCAAAATTCTGCAAGCATTTCATCAAGCCAAGATAAATATGATGTTACGTTTTCCCACTGATTATCCCAACTACAAGACTTCACCTGAAAGTAAGGCGGGTCAGTTGCAATTAAGTCAATACAATTATCGGGAAGTGTTTTTATATAGCTGAGTGAGTCATCATTGACTAAATTCACACTGTTTAAATTCACAGTATTTTTCATAGATCAGGAGAACCTTTTTTGATAAGCTCACTATGCTTTGTGCACATAAGCAGTGGGCTTTAGTTTGTCCGTGATCTACCAGAACGGGTGAATGACTGTAAAGGTGCTACCAACACTTTTACAGTCGCCCATTTTCACAGTATTAGATATTTTGAAATGTATTTCCTTTGATGTTTTCTTTGATTAGTCCCGCCATCGCCAACTGCGTTAATATCAATTGACAACGTGGCTCAGTTAAATAAGTAAATTGTGCAACTTCGCCAGCTGTAACTTCCATCGTGTGCGGAACAACTTCAAAAACAAGTCTTGCCTCTTCTGTCATATCACTATGTTTTAACATGATATTTTAATACCTTTGGTCAGTTATTGGTCGTGAACACACATGTAACTCTGAACAAAGGAAACAGCAACTCTTATCTGTTTTAGATACAAAAAAAACCAGCGCTTAGGCTGGGTTAGTTGGTCACTGTATAAAAACGGCAACTTATACTTAAATAGTGGATCATTGGCTCAAAGAAGTCAACACGTTCTTGCTATTATTTTTACTTTTCCACTCTTTTTCTCGTTTTTTAAATGCATCTTTTAAATGTGGGTAAATTAAATATTCGGCTGAATTAATTATGTCCTCAATTTCTCTTCTGCATGTAGACATCGAGGGTTTTCTATATTCTACCGTTCTATTGCGCCTAATCATTTGTCGCGGTTTTGCTATATTGTGGTAATAACGAGCAATAGCGCGATCTGAACTACCGAAGGCATAACGCAGTAACAAGAGCGTAAACGCTATTCTGTCTATGTGATAAATTTTATCTACCACTTTAGCGATCAACATCCCGTCATCGTCATTACACATTTCTCGCTCAGGATAATCACGCCTTTCTACTGTCGCCATAAATTCAGCAATAATACTGCTTTGCCTTTTTTCTATCCTCCCTGAATATACCCATGCTCCAAATTTTGATAACCAAGGCTGGATCCATGCAACCTGATCATCATCAAGTTTTAACCCATCTGATATGCTCTTTATACTCGACATGCTCGTAACTCCATTACTTCTTGCTTAGTCTGTTCTAATAACTCAATCTCGCTACCATGAATTTCTTGCCATGATTTAGGTGATGCATGAAAGCCGGTTTCATAACACGCCCTATGATGTGGCGGACACAGTGGTAAAACATCTGTATGACTTGCTCGTTGTGCCATTCCCTGCCCTGTTCTAACATGATGTATTTCCGCTCTACTTGCCCCAAGCCCCATATTGCGACAACAAATACAACCCAGTTCCGCTACATCTGATAGCCACTGTCTTTCTTCTTTGGTCTTTGATTTGATCATTGGTCTTGCCTCTATGTGAAACTTAATAATTGAGATACTGCATTTTCTACAGCTTTTTGAGTGGGAAACTGTTTACGAAGGATAAAATTCCAAAGCACATCGAGTGTGGCTTTGTAGAGTTCGCTAAATGCTAAGTCGTCCATATTTGCAAAACTGATTGATTTAGCAACACGACGTAAACTACCGTCTGGCATTTCAAACGTGTCGTAATAACCGGCTTGCTCTACGACCCAATAACGAAAAGCATCAAATGACTTTGTTGCTGAGATATTTTGTGCACGATTTTGTGCAACTTCTTCAAGATAAATATCAGATGCGGATAAGAGCGCGTCAGCATTATCCGTGTAATATGAAAGGAATGTGATGTAACCACGCACAAGCTCTTTTTCTTCAGGTGAAATGGTACCGCCAACTGGTTCCCAATATTCATAGCCTAAGTTGAGTAATGCGAAGTATTTACGATGAAATCGAGGGTTACGAGCTTTCTTAAAATTAGCTGAAAGCACATCACCACACTTGATTTTTGAATGCAGAAAATCTCTCGTAACAGGGTTAGCCGGTACAAGAGTATCGTTAGACATTTTGATAAAGCTATGCTGTGCCATACTTGACTCTCAGTTGACACAGCAAATGTTTAGGATTGGGTGTTCAGGCCAATATTGATATATTACCTAGCATCAGTAAAATATCAAATTATATTTATATAAAAAGACAATTTACTTAACTAATTAAGGTTAAAACATGAAGCAAAACCCTTTTGGTTTATACGATTTTCTTGGTTACTTAATACCTGGAGCTTTATTTTTATATACTTTACATTTTTTCTTTGGTAATAATATAATTTATGAATTGCTAAGATTAGATGACGACATACAACATAGTGAAATAATGACATTCATTCCAGCTGTAATTTTAGCGTACATAATAGGTCATGTATTTTCATTATTATCGTCTTTTTTTATAGAAAACTATGCAACAAGTTTATATGGATATCCCTCAAAATATATTTTCGTAAAAAAACATAATTTTTTTATAAAAAATAATAATGATAGTTATTTTAACTATTCAAATGCAAGAAAAATTATTTTATTCTTAATTTTATTACCTATATCATTTACTATTATTATATTGAAGATACTAAAAATATCTATATTTGAACAAGCAAAAACCTTACCTCAAGACCTATCAGAAGTTGTTTTTAAAAAATGTATGTTAATATTAAATATAAATTTAAACATAAATACAGAAAAAATAGAGTCAGATAAAGAAAAAGATGGTATAAGTAGGGATTATTTTAGAATTCTATATCATTTTATATTCGAAAACTCAGATAAACACTCAGCAAAGCTACAAAATTACGTAGCACTCTA